GCCAAGCATTATGGCCAGAAAAGTATGACTTAAAAGAGCTAGAAGCAAAAAAAAGAGTATCAGGGCCATATTATTGGTCATCACTATATCAGCAAGAGCCTATTTTAAGCGAAAATCAAGAGTTTTTAAAAAGCTGGTTTCAAAAAACTGCTTGGGAAGATGTAAAAAAACTTAAGACATATAATTATTTAACGATAGATACGGCAATAAGTGAAAAGGCAAGTGCTGACTATACTGGCATATGCCGTAACTTTATTCACGTAACAGAGGATAACCAGATATTCTGGCATTTGTCGGCCTACAGGATACGGATCAATCCTAAGGAATTAATAGAGTTGATTTTTAAGCTAGACATAGAGGACAATTATTTTAAGATAGGAATTGAAAAGACTATCTATCTGCAAGCAATAGAGGGTTTTATACAAGACGAGATGAGGAGGCGCAAGCACTTTATATCTATTACAGAGCTACAGCACCAGCAGACAGCTAAAGAGATTAGAATAAGAGGCTTAATCCCAGTGTACGCCAGCAATTCTATATATCATATTGAGGGTGAATGCACAGACCTAGAAGAAGAACTTTTAACCTTTCCCAAAGGCTTGAGTGATGATGTAGCAGACGCTACAGCCTATCAGCTACAGCTTGCAGGCTGGGCGCAAGGGGGGATTTTAGAAGGAGAAGAAAAAAGAAGAGAAATTGCGCCAGCACCACACATAGACCAATACGGCGTAATGCACGAAAAGCCAGACACTAAAAAAGTATTTGATTATCCACAAAACAAAACAGAAGATTGGAGAACATAATTTATGACATTTAGCTTAGGCATAATTACAGGAATTTTATTGATGATAGCGATTTTTTTAATCATTTTATATTTTAAATCAGATTTTAAACCAGAGGAAAAGAAAATAAAAACAATTAATAATAAGCCTAAAAAAAAGTTAAAAGGCGGTATAATACCACCACCAGATGAATTAAGAGAGGCACAAAAAAGAATAATTAACGAAAATAAAAAATACGGTCGTGCTACACGGCTGGAGGAATTAAGCTAAAATTATGATTAAATATTTTTGCGATAAATGCGATAAAGAAACTAAAGAATACGAAATGGACGGCGATAATGTTAGTAATATTATTTGCCGTGCTTGCTTGCCAAGCTCAAAAAAAAAAGTAAAAAACAACAAGACTTAACAATAAAGCCAGTTGCAGGCAGTTGGTCAAGGCGCGCTAATGTAGAGCGGAAGCATTATCACGGAGATATTTTACAGCCGTTTACTGGCAAGGGGCATGTCAATCCTCTTTTTGTGCAAGTATATGGAGCAGGGCTTTATGGCAAAGAGTTTGGCAGGAAAGATATTACAGAGCATTATATTAAAAGAGGAACAACAAGAGAGAGAAAGGCTACAATAGCCTCTATGCGAACTGGAAAAATGAAGCCATCACAGCATTTAGGCTATGATGTGCCATACAAAAAAGGGGATAGACCACAAACGCATAATATTAAAAAATGATTAAAATAATCAAATACACATTAAGTCAAACAGAAAGGAGTTTATCCTTACAGCCAGAGAACTTGCGCTGTAATGGTTGCGGAAAATTGCTTTTTAGATACAGTGGCTTGACAGGTGGCGAAATAGTGATAAAATGTAATGGATGGAATAAGAATTTAAAAATCAAATGCGGAAGATTAAATAGGATTAAATTTACAAATCAATAAAATTAAAATGCCTTAGAGCATAAAAAAGAGGGTTTTTAAACGCCTTAGAGCGTACCAACCAACCCCAAGTAGCTATTATTAGCACTTGGGGTTTTTATTTTATAAAAAATATGTCTTTAGCAAGCGGGTTTAGAACACTTGGGAAAAAGATCAATAAAAGTTTTGGACGAAACAGAAAAGAAACCCAAGAGGGGGTTATTTCCGATTTACAAGAAAAAATCACTATTGATACAGAACATGAGAAGCTTTTAGAAATTACTCAAAAATGGGAGCAGAACTGGATCGCCGAGGCTGGAGAGATGATCAAAAGACAAAAAGAGAATGAGGACTACTGGCGAGGCAAACAGTTCCATCCAAGCTTAAACTTAAATGAAGATAGGCCGTTAATGGATAATCTGTTATTTGAAGCCTTAGAGACTTTTTTGCCTATCGCGACAGCGCAGAACCCAGAGCCAGTTGTTCAATCTGATGAGACCACAGACGGTGAGATGATAAAAGATATTTTTAAAGATTTATTAGTATTTCACGCGGATAGATTAAGAATAAGATTAAGATTAAAAAAAGTAGCAAGATTTTGGGCGTTATATTTATTAGGAGTGGTTAAGGTTGGATGGAGTGCTCAACAGAATGATTTAGCAGTTGTTCCTTTGCGTCCGCAAAAGCTTATATTAGAACCAGACGCGATAATTAATGATGATATGGAATACACAGGCACGTATATTGGCGAATATAGAGAAGATAGCGCGGGAGATTTAATGAAGAAATTTAAAAAGAAAAAATCTTTTATAAGCCAATTAGTAGAAAAACAAAAAGGTACAATGACGCGCTATGTAGAGTGGTGGACTGATGAGGTGGTGTTCTGGACTATGGGAGACGAGGTTTTAGACATTAAAGATAATCCATATTTTGCTACAGAAGAAACAGAACAGACCAGAACAGATAATCAAGGGCAGGAAGCAACGCTTAAAATACCTCCTCTTAATCATTTCGCGACCCCTAAAAAACCATATGTTTTTTTATCAATTTATGGATTAAATAAGCGTCCATATGATGAAACAAGTTTATTTGAGCAAAATCTTGCCTTGCAGGACATGGCAAATAAGAGGTTAAGGCAGATTGATAAAAATGTTGATTATATGAATGGAGGGTGGGGAGTATCAGGCGAATTATCAGGATTGACCAAACAGGAAGCAGCGCAAGCTATAGATGCAACACGCAAAGGAGGCGGTATTTATGTGCCTAAAGGCAATATTAACGAGGCAGTAACCAAGTTTTCAGGCAACCCATTGCCCGGTGATGTGTACCAGTCTTTATTGGATTATAGAAATGAAATTAGAAACATCTTTGGTATTAGAGGATCAACCCCAGAGGGTATTGCGGGGGAGAAAACAGTACGAGGAAAAATAATTACTAAAGGACAAGACCAAGGAAGAATAGGGGGGGGGATTAGTGAATATTTAGAGCAGTTTGCTGATAATGTCTATAACTGGTTTGTGCAGATAATGTATGTCTATTACACGCGGAAAGATGTATCAAGGATTTTAGGCAGAGACAAAGCTAAACTATATGACCAATTATTAATATTAAGCCATAACAGAACATTAACTGTTAGCGTAAAAGAGGGTTCGCTTATACCAAAAGACGATTTGACAAAAAGAAATGAAGCCATAGACCTATGGGGAGCAGGCGCGCTTGATCCAATTACTTTATTTAAAAGATTAGATTTCGCAGACCCAGAAGAAGCTGCTAAAAAATTATTTATTTGGCAAAACGCGCCGCAAATGCTGTTTCAAGGAGATCAGGAAGTTGAACAGATTATGCAGGCAGCGGCACAGCAACAGCAAGAAGCTCAAGCCCAAGAAGCACCAGCCCAAAACACAGGTAAAAAGCAGGTGGGTAAAGCAATAGCAGAAGCACCAAAAGCAGGTACTCCGCCAAGCGCGAGTTTATCCCAAGTACCTTTATAAAATAATATAAGTCGTTCGTAACCCGACATAAAATAAAGTTTCGCAATTTATGAAAAATGATATTTTCGCGGATATACCAGAAGAGGGAAAGACTGATTTAGATAATGTCTTTTCTTCTCTGGACAAGGAGAAAGAAACTTCTACTCCTTCGCGAGGAGGAAAAAAACAAAAAGAAACAGAGAAAAAGCCCTCGCGGGCTGATAGTAAAAAAACAGCGAAAAAAAAATTAGCTCCGTTTCATCAACATCCCCGCTGGATAGAAATGCAGTCAAAGCTCAAAAACAAGGATAGCAGCATAGATAACCTTACTACCCAGCTAAAGGATTTAAAGTCTCAATTTAGTAAAATTGAGCAGGGTTCCCAGCCAACCTCAATACCTCAATGGTTTAGCGACAGATTTGGTGAAGATGAGTCGGCTTGGCGTGAATTTAGTTCTTATCGAAACAAGCAAAAACAAGAGATTAAACAAGAAATTTTAAAAGATCAACAGGACAAAAACAAAGAAAACGAAAAAGAAATTAGTAAGAATGAAGAATTTGTTAATGAACAAATAAGTTTATTAGCAGATCAAGGACACGAATTTTTACTAACTAAAAATGGACGAAATGAATTTCTAAAATTTGCTACAAAATTTCCAGTAACTAATGCTGATCTAAAATTAGACTTTCCTAAGATTGCCAAGCTTTATCAATCGCAAAAGCAATTAAAGGACAGCAAGAGCAACAAGGAAAAAGATAAGAAAAAGAAAATTGCCGCCAAAGCTGGTTCTAGCCAAAAAGCTGAATCTAACAAGCCAAAGTCTTTAACTTCGGCTAAATTAAGAGGGAAAAGCTGGAGGGATTTTGTTAAAAACTAAGTCGTAAAATCTCTTTTTAATTAATATACTTATTATATGGCAATTACTTTAGGAGCTCGTATAACAACTACTACGCAGGATTTTTTCTTGCCAAAAGTGGTAGATACTATTTTAAACGGAAATGTATTTTTGACCAGAATGCTTAGAGCGGCGAAAGAATGGCGCGGCAATCAGATTAAGAAACCTGTTAAATATCAAAAAGGTGTAGCAGGCGGTTCTTTTTCAGGGCTTGATACCTTTTCTACAGAAGTCTCTAACACTCGCGTTAATTTGGTTTATGATCCAGCTTTCTACGAAATCGGTGTTAATATTCCTTTGACAGAAATTTGGACAAATAGTGCTAACTCACAAGAACAAGTGCTTGATTTAATTGATCTGGAAATAGAGTCTCGCGCTCAAGACGGAGCAGATGAGCTTGGCACTATGGCTTATGGTGATGGTACTGGCAACTCGTCTAAAGACCTTTTAGGATTAGAAGCAATTGTTGATGACTCAACAAATGTAACTACTATTGGCGGACTTTCCCGATCAACTTATACCACTTTACAGTCAACAGTTACAGCATCAGGCGGAACTTTGACTTTAGCTAAAATGGATACTTTATTTAGCGCGATTACATCAGGTTCACAAAAGCCGTCTATAGGCTATACAACTGAAACTGTATGGGATTTAGTAGGACAATTATTTACTTCGCAGGAGAGAATTAATAAAGATGTGCAAATGATTAAAGGCGGAATCACTGTAGGCGGAGGAGCAGTCGCGGTTGTTTATAAAGGCGTGCCGATTTTATCAGACGAGAAAGCAACCTCTGGAGTCTTGTATCTTCTTAATGAAGATTATATGGACTTTTTCGCAATGAGTACGAAAGAAGGAACAGAGCCAGTGAATTTCAGCTCGCAGATTGAAGGAAATGATTATAAAGCTCCAATGGGATTAGGGTTTAGCTGGAGTGGTTGGATCAAACCAAGCAATGCGGCAGCTTTAATCGGACACTTGTATCTAGGCGGTGAACTTATCTCTTGGAACTTTAAACGACACGGTAAACTAACAGGAGTAACAGGAATTTAATTTTAGCAGTTTTGGCGGTTTCTGATTTGTAAAAAACCGCCTTAAAATTAACTACATTGCTTCGCCTTTTACCTTGCTTTTAGACAGGAGAGGGAAAAATACAATGGAAGCAATATAAATTTATGGCAGGAAAAGCTAGTGATTTTATACCAGCTTTAAAATATGGAAATAAGATACATCCAGAAGATTTAGCAGGAATGGTCGGGCTGCCTCATGTTGGCAATGTTTATTATGTTGATCCAACTAATGGTTCTGACACTGCTAACGCGGGAAAGCAATGGAATGATGCTTTTGCAAGCGTTGGACAATTTGAGTCAACCGCGACTGACAATAATTATGATGTTTGTATTTTGGCTCCCGGACTACACGCCGCGTCTGATGAAACATCAGCAATTACTTGGGAAAAAGATCATCTAAGTTTAGTTGGCAATGTTGCTCCAGTTGGAATATCCCAAAGAGCAAGAGTATTGGCCAATACTTCTGTATCTCCAATGATTACTGTATCAGGATATGGAAATAACTTTAAGAATGTGCAGTTGGCTAGTTGGAATGATAATAATATCTTAATGACTGTAACAGGTTCTCGTAATTATTTTAGCAATGTGCATTTTGCTGGAATTGGAAACGCGACTACAGGAGATGACACAGCAGCTCGTGTTCTATATATGAATGGAGCGCAAGAGTGCAGGTTTGATGATTGTGTATTTGGGGTTGATACTGTAATGCGTTCAACAACAAACGCCACAGTTGAGTTTGCGTCTTCTGCTTCAAGAAATAGATTTTTTGAATGTGAGTTTATTATGGCAGCTGATAATGTTGGGCCAAACCATATTCTTCTAACTGGATCATCAGCCATTGATAGATGGTTAAGATTCCATAACTGTTCTTGGTATTCTTTCTGGACTAATGATTCGGATAAAGTAACTCATGTGATTGACGCGGCAGCGCAAACTGCTACAGGACATATTAGAATGACAGGCTCAAATGATATGGTTGGATTTGATGATTGGGAGGCAGCTAATTCAAGCAAAGTATGGTTTCAAGGTTATACTAATACTTCTAATGTAGTTGGAATAGCTATTAACCCATCTGTGAGCTAATAAAAGGTCGTTATAATAATTTAATTTTAATCATTTTGTTTTTAACGATTTGTAAAAATTGTTAAAAACAAATACTTATCTATATGGCAACTCGTTTAACAGGCCCAGTTCTCGTTTCTGCTGCTGAAATTTTTTCTTCTTCTTCTAACCAAGAGCATGATTTAGGCGCGCTGGCAATTTCTGCTGATGGAAGAAAATATCGCTATCAGCTAGCAGGAGGCACTGCTTTGGTGCCGGGCAAGCTTCAGCAAGCTCCAGCAGAGATAACTAATCACCAAGACTTAACCGCGACAGCGGCTTCCGCGATTGGGGACACTACAATCAATGTAACTTTAGGCGCGACAGAAGCAACAGCTAATCAGTACGCGGGAGGATATTTAATGGTTACTACTACTCCGGGACAAGGCTATCAGTACAAGATTAAGAGCAATCCAGCAGCAGATGCTTCCGCCGCGATAGTGATTACTCTTGCTGATCCAATTAAAGTAGCTTTAACCACTTCTTCAGTTGTTGATTTGGTTTTAAGTCCTTATTCTGGAACACTTGTACTGCCAACAACTGCCAGTTCTGCTCCCACAGGGGTTGCTGTTCATCCGACAGTAGCTTCTGAATATGGATGGATACAAACAGGCGGGCCAGCTTGTATTCTCGCGAATAACGCGATTACAGTTGGCGTTAATGTTTCAGCTTCCAATGGAGTAGCAGGATCAGTTGAGGCAGCAGTAACAGCTCAAGCAGCTATTGGTTATGCTATTACAGGAATCGCGGACGCGGAGTATGGCGCGATTTACTTGACAATAGATTAAATCTTTCAAGGCTTAGGGGCTGTGCCTTAAACAGCCCCTAAACTAAAAAATATGTGTTCTAAAGCGATAATTAGTTTTAGAGACATGTAATCTACTATGGACAACAAAAAAGAAAAAAAGGTTTTAGTTCAAAATCTAACAGGCGGTGAGATTGAAGATGTAGATGGAAATGTAGTTTTGGAGGCGGGAGAGATAAAAAAAGTATCTAAAAACGAAGCTAAAGAACTAAAAGCTCAATATCCCAATTTTATTGGAGACGCGGAAGAAGTAAAAGTTAAAAAAAAGTAAATAAAAACAAAGAAAAAGAAATGGGTGCTAATTTTGCTGGCTTCACCCACAGCAAAAAATACAATTATGAGAAGATCAGAACAAAACAAAGCGCTTGAATTGGAACGGGCGCGACCTGTAAAATTTACCAATTTTTCCAATGAAAAATTTTCACATTCTTTTGGCAGCGTAATTTATACCTTTAATCCGCAAGAAACAATAATGCTTGAGTTCTATAAGGCTGAATTGTTTAGTAAGCATTTAATAGACAGAGAAATAATCAAATTAGAGAAAGACGAAAAAGGCAATGATTTGAAAGTAAGCAATCATGAAATCAGAACAAAATTAATGGCAAAATGCTTAGAAGACTCTCAAACCAAAGCTCAAAGCGTTGAGGAAATTAAAAGCGAATTGATGAATAAAAATACTACAGTTAATTCAGAAGTTCAGCCGCAAATAACAGAGCGGGAAATTTTAGAGCAAAAAGCATTGCAGATGAGACAAGAGGGAACGCATTGGAAGATCGTGGAGACCACAACAGGTGTAACAGCTAGTCGCCAAAAAGAATTAATACAAAGTAAGTCTTTAGATGAATGACAAGCGACCATTTGAGGGTTTGCGATAAAAAATTATGGCAGATCAAATAGCTTTAAGAGATGCTAATAGAATTACTACTCTTTTAGCTGAAGCAAAAGATTTTGACGGATCAGCCTTGCCAAACACAGTATCAGAAGGAGAAATAGTAAGAGTTGCCGCAACCATGTCTGGGATAGTTTTTACTATGCCTGTTAATGAAGATGGCAGCAAGACTTTAGTTTTGACTGAAGATGCTCAACACGCAAGCGGTGATCCGGGTGTGCAACTACTAGCAGTGCGTAATGATACACTTGCAGCTTTAGCTGGTACTGATGGTGATTATGCGCCACTACAAGTTGACGCAAGCGGCGCGCTTTATGTTTCTATTTCAGGAGAAACGATTGATTTAGATGTAGAAGGCGCGGCAGCGCATGACGCGGCTGTAACAGGCAATCCTTTACAGATAGCTTTTGAAAGCGCGCAAATTGACGGGAGTGCCTTGTCCAACGCGGTAAACGCGGAAGGTGATGTAACACGCCCTAAAGTTTCACAAGAAGGTGTAGTAATTGTAACTCTAGCCCAAGAAGACGGCTCAAACTCTCCTATAATAGCACACGACACAGCAATAGCATCAGGGTTTGGCGGTTCGGTTTTAATTCAAGGAATGGAAGCAAGAGACTTTGACGGAGCAGCTATTTCTACTGCTGTAGCAGAGGGCGACGCGGTAAGACCAATAGCTTCTTTAAATGGAGTGCAGTATATGAAGCTAATATCAGAAGACGGCTCGCAATCAGTTGAAGATGAAGTTAATAATGCTATAAATGTTCAGGAAATTGCAAATACTAGAGATAATACAAACGGCGGAGTAGTTGTGCAGGCCGCGACAGCTCCAGCAGATAACAACGAAAATCAAATAGGCGGCAATATAGATGTAAGCAATGTTAAAGGCATTGGTGTCTCTTCTGTTTATGTAAAGGGTGATGAGACTAAAGTAACTTATACTTTTTATGGGCTGCTTCGGGCAGGCGGTGCTGCAATACCAATTCCAAAACCTTGGGCAACAGGAGCAAACGCCACATCAACACTTAACACTTTTGACCAGACAGCTAGTGCTACAGACTCTTGGGATTTAGATGTCGCGCGGTTTAAAGAGTTTCAGATAAAAGCAATTATGAGCGACGGAACTCCTACGGGCACAATTGCTGTTGAAATCCGCACCTATAACAACTAATTTTACAATAGAGAATTGCCAATTTTCTATTCAAAGAATAGCTTAATTAGACATAACCCAGCAGGCTTATTCGAGGGACTAAGCCTGCTGGACTCTCGAGCTTATGAAATATTATCGCAAAACCTCACTGATTTTTGACTCCGCGCCGAAAGTTAAAACACCATCCGCGCAAGATTTAACTGATTTAGAAAAGGCTATTTTAGATTTTATTGATACTGGAGTTAAAACTGATGATGAGATTATGAAAGAAATATTAGTAAATCAAACATACGCCTCTGGAAAAGGCGCGACTGGCAATGATGTTATTGCTGCTTTAAAAAGCTTAGAAAGTGATGCCGCGCTTGAAACTTCTGTAAGAAGTGATGGCAAGTTTTTAGAGCCTGTTGAGGAGGAATAATTAACTTTAATTATGATACCAAATTCTAAAATCAATACTTTTGAAAGGCTGTTTTCCAGTTGTGTTTTTGAACACAGATATTTAGACCAAGCGTCGGACGAGGCTTTTGGCGGTACTTGGAATGGAGACGCGGCCATAACAACTGTAACAGGCCAGAGGTTTAATCGTGCTTTAACTTTAGACGGAACAGGGGATTATATTGATTATGGGAATAATCAGGTTGCTAATTTTGGAACTGGGGATTTTAGTGTTGAAATGGTAATAAAATCATCTAGTACCAGTGAACAAATAATAGCTTATAAAAGAACAACAGGTGCAGGAGGTTTAGGCTTTTCAATTCGTTTAACTGCAACAAATGGGTTTATTAGCTCTGAAATAGATGACGATACAGGTGGCACTGGGTGGAATGGAACTACTAATATGAATGATGGTGTTTGGAGACACGTTATTGTTACAGTAGATCGTGATGGGAATGGTGTTAATTATGTTAATGGAAGTGCAGAAGGCAATACAGATGTATCTGGCGCAGCTAATACAATAAGCAATACTGCTATTTTGGCAGTAGGTTCAACATCAGCAGGCGGGGCATATTTTAACGGCCAGATAGCTCTTGTCCGTATTTGGAATAAATCCCTAACAGCAAGCGAGGTAGCACAGCTTGCTGGTGGCGAAGGATTTGGGTCGGGAACTCCGATTTTTGGCTATGAGAAAAGAGGGTTGGTAAGTTATTGGCCGCTAGGGAATATTCAAAATACCACAGTAAATGACATAATTGGAACAAATCACGGAAGTGCCACATCAATGGATGAAAGTAATTTAGCTGATGGATATAATCAGTATAGGTCATCTCTGGATTTTGACGGGAGTGCTGATATTATTAAAGTTTCCAGTCCATCTTTTATAGATGATACACAAGGGACTGTTTCAGCTTGGATAAGATCAGATCAAGCAGGCACAGAAAATCAGGTTTGGGGTGTAAATGTTGATGGTGCAACAGATGATGAATTTTTTATTACTTTTAGGCCTGACAGCAGCGATGAGATTCAAATTAACCTTTTAGTTAATGGCGGAACTTCTATGGCTTTGGATACAGATAATAATATTCTTACTGATAAACTATGGCATCATTGTGTAGTTCTTTCAGATGGCTCTGCGATTAAAATGTATCTTGATGGCGTTGAAGTGAATTTAAATGTTTTACAAGGTGCAAATTCTGGCCAATGGCTTGGCAGTGCTACGCAAGCGGATGTATTTACAATAGGAGCAATATCAAGAGCTGCTATTTCTAAGCAATGGAATGGGGGTATCCAAGATGTAATGGTTTATGACAGGGCATTAACAGTCTTAGAAATTGATTTATTATATAACCGCCAACGTCGCGGACTTAAAATATGAGTACAATCCCAAAACAACAAAATATAGCTGGCTACTGGAAAGGAAACCTTAATCAATCAGGTACTTTGCAGGATTTTTCTGGTAATGCAAATCATATGACCTTGGTATCAGCACCGCCACAAGTAGAGACACCATACGGATCAGCTCTTGACTATGATGGAACAAATGATTATTGCAAAGTTGCTGACAATACTTCTTTATCTATTACAGGTGATTTAACAATATCTACTTGGCTAAATACCGATAATCGCGCTGGAGACGAAAAGATATTAACAAAATGGATATCTGGGAATACCCAAAATAGCTATTTGTTTAAATTTGATGCAGGAAAAGTATTGTTTTTTACTCCAGATAGCCTTACGGATGGAGGTAATAATTTTGAAAGGACTGACTCGGCAATTCTTTTTGACGGCATTTGGCATCACATTACTGTTGTATATGATGCATCTGTTCCAAAAGTAATTTTTTATCTTGATGGCAGAATACAGACATCAACAACTACAGGAACTATACAAGGTAGCCTACCAAACGGAACTGCTGAAACTAGAATTGGTTCTATAGATGGTTCTGGTGGAGATTATGAAGGCAGATATACCCAAACAATCCTTTGGAATACAGCTTTAAACCCTAACGACGCAAGACAATTATATTTAGCAATGCAACGCCTTACAGCAAAAAGATTATAAAATATGGCAATAATAAACCCAAAACAACTTGACCTCCGAGTGTATATGAACCCGAATGATGATAATAGCGGAAACGATAAATCACCATATGCACAATCAGCGACTCTCGCAGGAACAGCCAGCGTAGCCTCTGGAGCTTTAGTATTGGACGGAAACAGCGATTACCTTACTTTCCCTGACACCGCTTCCAACTCCTTATTTTCCCGTAATGAATTGACTTTGTTTGCTTGGTTTAATGTGGATACTTTGGATACGACTGCACAGACAATAATAGCTAAGTATGATGATGGTAATAATAATAGAGCATATATGTTAAGAATTGAAGCGACATCAGATACAATTCGTTCTTTTTTGTCTTTTGGCGGGACAGCTAATAATTCAGACATTGAAACTAGCGAAACAATAACACCTGGAACAGATTATTTTGTTGTAACCACTTGGGACGGAGCACACCACAAAGCTTTTATAAATGGAGTAGAAAAAACATCAGAGTTTTATAGTGGTGGGATTTTTGACGGCAATGAATTGGTGAGCATAGGAGCATCATTTAACACAACTGCTGAAGAATTTTTTGACGGCACAATCTACCAAGCAGGCGTATCAGGGCGCGCTTGGTCTCCGCAACAAATAGCTAACCTTTTTCATTTAGGAAAAACATATCGCGTAATTGAGCCTAAAAAAGAATTGCTTTTTAGTGAAAATTTTGGGGGAAGCAATGTTTTGAGCCAATATATTAAATCAGGCGGAACATTTGCAATAGAATACCAAAATACGACTGGAAAAAATTACTTAAAATGTTTAACAGGCACATCAGTAACATTAAAAACCCTAACAAATGATTGGAATGGCGCGAATTTTACAGACAGCCAAACAACAATAGCAGGCAGTCCAACTGTAACTCGCAATACTTCTGATGTAACAATAACAATGTCAGCCAATGATGCTATTACTGATATTGTTGTGAGAAGAAATTAAAAATATAAAAATTAGAAGATTCTAATGCCAACAAACAAGCACAAAAAATCAGCAAGTAAACAACGCCGCGGACAAGACAATGTTGATATTATAAACGAAATAAATCTAAATTAAATTAATTTAATTAGCAGCGGGCAGGTATGAGTGCTAGTCGCTTGGCTTCTTGTACTTTGCCCGCAAGTCAAGCATATGTATAACGAGAAATATTATCAAGATAAAAAAATAAAGCTCCGCCAAAAGCTAACAAGCAAGCAAAATGAATTTATTAATGATGTTTTGGTTTTAGCGCAAAGGTTTAGTAATGACAGGCAGGATTTATCTCAATCTTTTACAGAAATCACAAAACAAGAAGAAGAAAGCAAAAAACCTAAAAAAGAAGTTAAAAAACCTAAAACAAAAACCAAAGCTCGAGCAAAGAAAAAATAATTTATGCTATCTTATACTGGGTTGAGAAATTTATTTGGGGATTTAACAAACGACGCGAGTTCGGCCAATTTAACTTTGGCAGATACTTTAATAAATAATGTTATACGCAAAATATTAAGAAAAGTTAATTGGCCGTTCCTAGAGCGTACCGCGTCAATCACAACAGTCGCGAGCCAGCAGGATTATGACCTTCCATACAATTTCCGCAAAATATTAGCAACTCCATATTTAACAGTTTCCTCAACCCAGTATCCCATGAAAGAGTCGCCAACCAGAGAGCATTGGAACTGGCTAAACCAGACAACTACAACTACATCAGACATACCAGAATATTTTTATATTTTCAACAAGCAAATTAGCATATATCCAACTTTGTCCAGCGCGAGCAATACAATAACAGTGCCTTATCTTATAAGGGTTAAAGATTTAAGTGTGGCTGATTATACCACAGGCACCATAACAACCACAGCGGCGTCAGATGAAACAGTAGTAGGCTCTGGCACAAGCTGGACAGCGCAAATGGCTAATAGGTATTTGCGAATTACAGACGGAGACGCCGCTGGTAGCGGAGACGGAGAGTGGTATGAGATAGCCTCTGTAACAGACGGCACTAACCTAGAGCTACAAGAAGCATATGCAGGCACGGCAATTACAGCAGGCAGCGCGGCTTACGCTATGGGCCAAATGCCAGAGTTGCCAGAGGAGTTTCATATATTACCAGTTAATGGCGCGCTGCAAACTTACTTTACTTCTATAAAACCAGAAAGAGCAAGGGCGCAAGATTATGGGGCATTGTTTCAGGAAGGAATGAGAGATTTATTAAAAGATCACGGCGGCAAATCAACCAGCCCAGCAATAATAGATTCTTTGGTTCAAGAAGTTAGAAATCCTAATTTATTTGTAGAATTATAATATGTATGGCATTAAAAACAATAACAATCAATTCTATTTGGGGCGGACAGCAACAGACGTATTATGTTTGAGAGCCTATTATTTTAGCGCTTTCAAGATTAGCTTTCAAAACAGCGTCAATTATTTTTGGTCCATAAGGATGGAATTTTGAATATGTTTTATAACTTTTTTCTTTATATAAAGAACTTTCTTTATATAAATCGAAAAGCAGCCAAAGAATTAAAAGTAAAAAAATAAAATTCATAATTATATATTAACATAGAATTTAAAATAATAACAGAAATGAATGGCATTAAAAACAATAACAATCAATTCGATCTGGGGCGGACAGCAACAGACATATTATTCAGGCGGAGCAGACACATATCTGGCAAGTTTGGGAATTGACCCAGATTTACCTGTAAACACAGCGGGGCTAGACGAGAGAACCAGCGGAGCGATTGTGCCTGTGGCATATACTAAATTTAGTAGTACAAATATTTCTGGCTATCCTAAATGGATTGTTACTAATATTAAAGACACAAAAATATATGTTTACGCTTCTGATGGCAAGTTTGTTAGTTATACTTCTGCTTTGGGCAGTGAAACGCTGGTTGGAACGCCAACCTCGGGTGCTGGCAATGGAGCAGCTTATTATAATAACTATATTTATCTTGCTACTCCTACTGACATATCCCGTTACGGCCCGCTAGACGGAACACCGAGTTTAGCTAATACAGTTTGGACTTCTACTTGGTCTTTGACAGCTTTAACAAATACCACATACCCTAGTTTGCGAGGAACGCCAATGCCAAATCATCCAATGCACGTTCACGGAGACAATGCTTTATATCTTGGTGATGTATCAGCAGGGCAGGGGATTATAAACAAAATTATTACTAGCAAAACTACTAATGAGGGTGATACTGATAATGGTTCAGCGTATAATTCTCTTGATTTGCCGTTTGGATTTATACCAACTGATATTGAGTCTTGGGGTACTGATTTGGTAATAGCCGCGACGCAAACAACTGACACCACAGTCAATCAAGGAAAAGCTGCTTTGTTCTTTTGGGATCCAACCGATACTGATACTTTCTATCGCGGCCCTATGTTTTTACCTGATCCGATAGTATCGGCTCTAATCAATATCAATGGAGTTCTATGGATTTTTACAGGCAACGCGAGCAATGGGGTAAGAGTATCCCGATATATTGGCGGAAATAGCATATCGAAAACTGGCAATGTATATTTAGAAGAAGGACAGCCGCCTTTAGCTGGCGCGGTGGACGCTTTAGGCAATAGAGTTGTCTGGGGAGGTTATAGTACCTATCCAGAAAGCTCTGCTTGCGTATGGGCGTTAGGCAGTAAAAGACCAGATGTTCCAGCAGGCTTGCATAATGTTGTTAAAACAACATCAACAGGAGCAACGCAGAGTGTTACAGCTTTAAAATATGCTTTGCAAAGCTCAAATATTAGTCCGCGGGTAATAGCAGGCTGGGGAGATGATAGTGCCAAAGGAATTGATAAATATTCTGCTGCGGCAACCCAAACAAGCGTCTGGAGAAGTAAAGTAATTAATATAGGGCAGGCATTTCAATTAAAGCGAATACGCGTACCTTTAAGCAAGGCAGTGGCCGCTAATATGACATTTACGCCTAAAGTATATATAGACGAGGAGAGCACCACAGTAACTTTGACAACAGTAAATAATACAAATTACGCCAGCAGTGAAAGAAAGATTGATATTAAAGCGCGGGAATTAAAATCAGCGCAAGGCAAGAACAATTTTTTTATAGAATTTAATTTTGACGGCACTGTTCAGCTTCCTATAACTTTTCCGATAATTATAGATGTTGACGTGTTTGAGGACGAACCATAATGCCAAAAGAATTAGAACAATACGAACTGCCAGAGCTAGAACCGAATTTTGTAACAGAAGAAGAAGTGCGGGCCATGATTTCTGGCGAATTAACTAATTTTACAGAAGTATCAAGAGTGCAGGCTGGCGAGATGAGAAGCAGAAATTTTGTATCTGGTATATCAGGCTGGCAACTAACGCCAACAAGCGCGCAATTAAATGTATCAACAGCAATTTTAGCTTTAGATATTCCAGACACAACTACAGCAAATTCTTTTCATGTTGAATCAGATGGTGATACTTTTTGGGGAGCAAACAATGCTGATTTTACTTCTAACAATGACAATGCTAATGCTTATGTTCTCAAAACAGGAGTTGCTAAGTTTCAGACAGTTACTATCACAGGCGCGTCAAGCACTATAGAGACATCAGCAATATTAGGATCAACTACAGTAGAAGAAGCGGAAAGAGGCGCGACAGCAAATTTGCCAGATGATACTAATTTATCGCTTTACTGGTCTTTGGATGAGGGCGCGGCTCTTGTGGCTGTTGATACTTCTGGCAATAGCAATGACGGCACGCTAAATGGCACAATGACAGACGCGGACTGGGTAACAGGAGTATCAGGCACAGCACTAGATTTAGAAGGTACTGATGATTTTATTGATATAGCGTCCCCAAGTTTTATTGATGATACGCAAGGGGCAGTATCTTTATGGGTTAAAATGGATGGTTTAGCTGCGGCTGATACTATCTGGTCAGTAACAGTTGACGGCAGTAATGATGATGACTACAGATTAGATTTTAGAGGAGATGTTGATAATAAATTAGAAATTGCTTATTTTTTAAACGGCGCGACCACAATGCAGTTGAGATCAGCTGATAATGCTATCAATGATACTAACTGGCATCATGTTGTTCTAACTTCTGATGGTTCGACAGTTAGACTTTATGTGGATAGCGTTGAGCAGACATTGTCAGTAGTGGTGGGCAGTAATAACGGTTCGTGGATAGGGGACGCTACCCAAGCTGATGTTTTTGCAGTAGGAGTTTTAAAAAGAACGAGTGATGTTCAATTTTTAGATGGTCAAGTAGATGAGATACGGGTTTATTCAGCTAATTTAACAGCTGCAGAAGTTTATGCTCTTTATAAAAATCCAAGTGCTATAAAATCAGCAAAAGCAGTTGATACACAAAATGTTAATACAGTAGCTGCAACCCGTGTACAGCCAAGAGCAGAAACCTTTTATGAAAAGTTTGTGTCTGTAGGCAGTGCCGCAGACGGACTGGTTGAAACAACAGGAGGTGGAAGTGCGCTTACTAGACTTAATTTGATAACAGAAATTAACTCTGTGTCTAATGGTGTAAATGAAACTTGTAAATTATCTACTACTACCAGCCCCCTAACAAATACTGATATTGGCTGGGATGAAGCAAGCGCGATTGAGTTTTTTATTCCAATTAGGTTATCTCATACAGCAAATCAAGATGTATTATGGGGTTTGGTTGATGACGATGCGGCAATGATGCAAGCAGCAGGAGATGTGCCAGCAGACGGAGCTTTAACAGACAGGCATATAGCATTTATAGTTGTTGACGGTACTCTTAAAGCGTCTAGCGCGGATGGTACGACACAAGAGACTACTACAGTAACAGGATATACTCTAACTAACTGGAACAAATATTTAATTGTTTTTGACAGCGGCACTGATGTTAAGTTCTATGTTAATGATACTCTGGAAGCAACGCATACTACTAATATTCCTGCTGGCGCGGGTTCAGCGCAAAGATTTGGCTTGCACATGGGCATACAGAAGATTGGCACAGGTCAGGCCACGTTAAATATTTCAAATAATTATAGTGTCTTTTTAGACGCTTAAAGATATGCAAATAAATTTAGAAACAAAAAAAATACATTTAAAACATGATTGTAAAGAACCGCATAGAACTATAGGTGAAGATCATCCAGACTATGATAAATTATTACAAGGACATGATTTTGATATTACTGATGACGGGTTTAAAATTAAAGAAACACAGCATGGGGTTAATTATAAAGATTTAAAAAATAAACTAAAACAAGGAACAGCTACATCTGCTGAAGTACAAAAGATGTTAGTTGAATTACTTTAATATGGCTAATCAATTTTCACCACAATTTAAAAGAGGACAAGAGAGATTAATAAAAATTCTCTCTCCTCAACAAAGATTAAAATTCCAGCAAGCTGGTATTATTAAAGGCACGCAAGGCATAGAAAAGATAGGGGGCAGCGAGTTTTTTAAAGTGCCTTCTCCGGATGTTTTACAGCAAATATCTAAAGGTGGATTTATTGATCCAAGAGCCGCTTTACAAGAATTTCCCAAAGTTGACAAAGAGACTGTATCGACAGTGCCGCCAGCAGTTGGAAGAACGCAGCAACCTGTTGTCAAGCCGCCATCTTCAACAAGAAGTAAAGCACCTGTATCGACAGTGCCGCCAGCAGTTGGTGGGTTGCAACAGCCCGCACATGTAAAACCACCCAAAGCTGACAAAGCACCTGTATCGACAGTGCCGCCAGCAGTTGGTGGGTTGCAACAACCTTCTCCAACTCCCAAAGCACAAGCAGAATTTAAGCAGTTTTTAGAAAAAGGACGTGGTGAGATTAAAACAGAAGTTAAAAATGAAATGGAAAACAAAGCCTTAAAAGACGAACTTAAAATAACAAAGGATCAATTAAAACAGGTTGGACAAGAAAAAGACGAGCAAGCTGCTCAAGCCTCACAAGCCGCGAGCGAACAAAGAAGGGTTGCTTTTGAAAATCAAATTATTTCTTTGGAAAATCAAATTACATCTATGCGAGAGGACGCGAGAGTTGCTTTGCAAGAACAGCTATCTGCTATTTCAGGCGAATTGCAAACACAAGAAGCTGAAACACAAGAAGCAAGACAGGTTTTAACATCTACTTTAGCAATCACGCCCCAAGAGCAAGAAATCCAACAAAAATTTGATAATCTTATATCTTCTGGAGCTTTAGGTATATCAGAGGTGAGCGATCAGCCTATAGCCCGTAAGTTTATAACAGGCCAAGCTCAAGCAATACAGCGGCAAACCTTAGCAGAGGCAGAGCCTTTAGAGCGGCAACTGGCGCGATTGCAAACACAAAGACAGGCAGCTTTGGATGTTGCAAAGCTCGAGCTTGAGTTTGAAGAAGCTGATGAGGCGCAATTAAGAGGAGAGCAAAAAAGGCTAAAACAAACACAAGAAAAACAAAAAGATGAAGCAATCGAGTCAGCAGAAAAACAATTATCTCAAATTACTAAGCTGCAAGCTGAAAAAGAAATAGCTGCCGCTAAAATGGAATTAGATTTATTGCAGTTTGCGACAGAAGAAGAAAGAAAACAGAGACAGCAAGAAATTGATTTAGTCAAGGCTTTGGTTAATGTGCCAGAAGGCGCGGTTGTTTCCGTAGGCGGACAGGAGTTTATAGGGTTAAAGCCAGAGGAAATTGATCCATTTTTTACTGGAGCAAACATAATTAGTTTTATGAAGTCAATCCCAGAGGGCGAGACCAGCTCGATCACTGATCCAAACACAGGAGAGACTTTTGAACTGCAAGGCTTAAAAGATGTTACGCCTAATTTAAAAACTATACAGAGCACTGATGACGCTGGCAGGGTTACATTAACGACTTACGCGACTGATCCGCAGACAGGGGAAACTAAAACTGTAAGTCAGGTGAGTGCGGGGAGTGTTGGAAAAAGCAAAACACAGCCATCAAATCTATCGGTTAATTTCCCGCGTCAAACCCAAAATGCTTTATTTGATGCCAATGGTCAACAAATAGGATTTGCCATTTTTAATCCTATTACAGCACAAACACAGTTTACAGATTTTAACGGCAACCCAATAGAATTTCCAACAGGAGGAAGAATTGGATCAGTATCCTCTAAATTTAGTGAAAGTGAAGACGAGGGTTCTTTGTCAAGCGATAGTTTAGCTGACTAATATGGCAAATATTTTTTCAAGAATTGGTAGCAGAATTAAACAAGAGGCTAAATTACTGCCATCTACTTTAAAATTTCTACCCGGAGAAATTAAAAAAACAATTAGCAAAGCTAGCCCTTTTGTGCCAGGCGGACAACTTGCCAAAGGTATAGGTGAAACAATAGCGCGTCCGCAAATTCAAAGATTACAACAGCAAGTAGAAGAAAATGAACGACAATTGCACACCTTGCTTATTCAAGAAATACAAGGAGCAAAGGGAGACCAAGAAAAAATAGACAGACTAGCACAGATTGCAAACCAGACACGGGTTAAGGGTCCGCTAGAGTCTCATATAGAAGAAGCGACTACTCCAAGGCAAATAATTGCTAGTGCAGGGGAATTGGCTTTAATAGCCGCAACTGGTTTAAAAACAAAATTACCAGTAAGCGCAACTGGTAAATTAATCCCGCAAGCAACCATTAAATCATTGCAAGCGGCAAAAGTTGCTAAAACAGCGCAAGCATTAAAGGGTGCTGGTAAGCTTAAAAAATTAGCTGTTAAAGTTGGTAAGCCCGCACTAAAAGAAGCAGGTATAGGCGGGCTTTTTTTTGGTACTGCCAAAGCCACAGAAAAAGATGCTTCAATTAAAGATATTATTAGAGCGGCAGAGCTTGGTGTGATTATAGGCGGAGGGGCGATTTTGGCTACAACAGGGATAGCTACTGGCGCAGGAAAAGTTGCAAAAGTTTTAAAACCTAAAATTACAAGAGGATTGCAAAGAGCAGGGATTGGTTTGGAGAAAATCGCGGCAGGAAAGCCTGCTACAAAATCAACAACTCAATTACAGAAAACTTTATCTTTTATCGGCGAGAAAAAAACAATTCAACAAAAAACAGCGCAAGTCGCATTGGCGGCTGTTAAAAAAACAAAAAAATTAAAAACAAGATTGATTGATAGGTTTTCTCCTTTACAGAGAGTTGAAAGTAGAATATCTACGGCAATTGGCAGGCCATTAAAAGAATCAGAAAAAGTCTATCGCAATGCGCGGCTTACTCAATCTGTGGCTGACGCAAAAGCAGAGCAATTAGTAATTAGATATAACCCTAAAATTAATCAATTTGGCGACGACATAACTAAAAAATCAAAAGCATATTTAACCCAACTGGATTTGATAGACCGCGCGAGACTTGGCCAGAAAGTGGCTGGAGATCAAACATTGGATGAACTAATAACAGGGCTTAAAACATTAACGCAAGAAATTGGCGCAGATGATATGCAGAAAGTGGGGCAAATAAGACAAACAACAAGATTATTTCATAAAAATTTATTACAGCAGAGAGTTGACGCCGGGTTGCTTAACAAAACCCAAATGGACAGGCTACTTGCCACTCACCCTAATTATATCCCTCATAATGTAATGATGGATATAGATGAGCAGGCAGTTCGCTGGGTTGGCAATTCTTTGAATGTTCCTAAAACCGACATAATGAAAGCAGTTGGTTCAACGCGCAATATTGATGACCCTTTTGTCGCGACAATTCAAAGAACGCCAATTGCAACCAGAACAATCGAGAAAAATAAAGTGTTAAAAGGGCTGGTTGAAGCGCAAGAAGAATTGAGTTTATTTGAAGGAATGGGAAAAATAACAGGCGAAGTAAAGCCGGGGAAGGTTGTTGAGACTGGTGCGATAACAAAACCTGTTTTCCCCCCTGCTAAACCCAAACCTGCTTTGGCTGAAAAAGTTAAACCAGCTCCATTGGCAAGAGTAACGGCAAAAAAAGGGACTGATGGTAAATTTCAATTGTTTTGGATAGGAACGAAAAATTTTGCGGAAGTTGGGGGCAAGCTGATTGATGATAAGTTTGTGTCGGCCAAAGAAGCCAGAAACACATTTGAAGCTTTGTGGATTAAAGATCAGCAACAAACCATACAGCTAGCCCTCAAACCCAAAATCAAACTTAGGCAAGCTGTCCCTCCTGCTTTAGTTAAAAAAGTTGCGCCAATCCCAAAAACACTAGAACCCCTAGCCAAAGAAGCAAGGAAGTTTAAGACTGCGGAGGAGTTTGTGGAGGCACAACCAAAACTATTTCACGGAACAACCAAACAATCAGCTTCATCAATAGAAAAAAGTGGTTTTGAAGTTGGTGGAAAAACTAATATAAACAAAGATTTTATTGGAATAGATAAAGAATTACTTGGAGATGTGATTTGGTTTACAGACACACCCCAAAGAGCGAATGTGTTTGCTGGACAAAGTGGAAGATTGAAATTTGGGGAAGATGCGGGAATTGTTCAAATAACAGAGAGTAACCTTAAATTAGCAAAACCAAGCGATAGTATTGGAGGCACATTACAAGCAGAAAACGCAAAAGCATTTAGGGTAAAAATTGAAGATTTGAAATCAAAAGGATTTGATGGATTACAAAGAAGTAGGGCAGAAACTATCGTATGGAATACAGATAAAATTAAAACCAAATCCCAACTAACCGACTTCTTTAATCAAGCAACTAAAGCAGAACCAACCCCAACCCCCTCAATTATAGAGCCATTAGCAAAGCCAATCCCAAAAACACTAGAACCCCTAGCCAAAGAAGCTGGCGAAGTAAAGCCAAAGGAGGGTTTTGGTACAATAAATTTATTTAGAGATGGCGTAAAAGAAACTTGGGTAGTACCAGAAGATATTGCAATCGCTATTAAAAATCTTGATACGCCAGTTACGCCAAACTGGTGGAAATTATTAACCACACCACAAAGACTGCTTAAAAAAGGTGCGACTCAATTTAATTTATCTTTTGCTTTGCCAAACAAATTTAGAGACAAGCAAACTGCGGCTTTAACTGCTGAATCCTTTATAACAGAACTGGCCAAAAAGACAGGTGTTAGTCCTAAATCAGTTAATCTAACGAAAAAAGAAATCGAGAAATTGTATAAAGTTAGTGGTGGATTTGGTGGATCTATTTTCCGAGAAGGTGAGAGTAAAATTTTTGATCAATTAACAAAAATCGGAATTAAAAGTAAAGTGCAATCCACCAATCCTGCTAAATTAGTTACATCAACAAATGAATCATTGGAGCAATCAACTCGTATGCAGACATTTAAACGCGGACTTGAAGCTGGGCTATCGCCAAAAGACGCAGCACTGGCTTCCAGAGACGTTACAATAGATTTTGCTAAAATGGGGACTTGGATGAGGCCGTTAAATCAGGCTATACCTTTTTTAAACGCTCGTATTCAAGGTTTTGTAAATTTACCAAAAGCCATTGCAAAAAATCCAGAAGCTTTTGCGAGAATGCAGATGTACACAGCTACATATCCTACCATTGCCCTGCATGCTCACAACAGAAGATTTGAAAGTTATAAGGATATTTCTCAATATTATAAAGATAAATACTGGGTGATAATGACTGGTGAAACTGACGCGATTGATGATTTTTCTGGCCAGCCAATAAAAGTACCGCAATTTATTACCATACCAAAAGGAGAGGGGCAAGCACTTGTATCTGGCCCAATCCAGCATTACCTAGACAAGTCTGACGGTGCTGATTTTAGAAAAACATCCGAGATGATAGCAGATGTTTTAGGATCAGCTTCGCCTTTAGAGTTTCAAGCTTGGGGAGACGGCAATATTTGGACAACTGGCATATCAATGCTTGGTCCAGGTGCTAGTATTCCTGTTGGGCTTGGCACTAATATTGAACCATACTCTGGACGCAAGATTATACCGGAGAGCAGAAAGCAAGCACCAAAAGAATTGCAGTTTAGAAAAACTACTCCAGAGACAACAAAAAAACTAGCAAAAATTTTAGATCTGGCACCTGCCAAGGTTGCTTTTGTGTTAAATAGTTTTGGCGGGTTGCCACAGGATATGCAAAGAGCCGCTGACATTGTTTACGGGGTAGTGAGAGAAGGTAAGCTTGGAGGGAACAGTATATCTGACACTCCTTTTGGAGCAGTTACGCAGGTACCTATTAGCAGAAGATTTTTAAGAGAGGCACAGCCTTCTTTTGGGCCAGAGATGGAATTTAGAAAAGAGCAAAAAGAAGAATTAAAAACAGGGATTGTTGGAGAAAAATTAAAAATAAAAGACAGAGCAGAGCAAATATTTATTGAAATGAATAAACGAGAAACTAAAGATGAGCGAGTACAGTATCTTAATAGTTTGGGTGATGAATTGACGTTGGATATAAAGAAAAAAATTAAAAGTTTTAAAGATTTTAGGAAATCAGTTGAGGTGTTAAAAAAAACTGATTCAGTTGAATTAAGGGCTAGATATATTTTACAGAGATTAGACGAACAGAAAGAGCAAGAGATTGCTAAAGAAGATAGAGTCAAATTTCTTGATGAATTAGACAAAGCAAAAATATTGACCAAAGCAGTCCGCAAAAGAATTGCTGAATTGAAAGCTAGTACTGACTAGGGGTTTGATAATATTCACTTGCTTCAGGATATACGGCGTTGCGGTTCTCGGCATTGCGAAAAGCTTGGCTGATTTGCAATATTATAACCAAAACTATTATCCAGATAAAAACATAAATATACCACCTGTCCCACCAGTCGCGGTTAGTGCGATTTATCCTTTTAAGTTCTTGTTGGATTGAGTAAGTCATAATAAGTTTGTTGTCAATCAAATATCCCCTCAACTATAGCTACGAGAACAATTAAGGAGATGCCGATTATAATTATATTTGTGAGGATGAGGCTGATCATAATTTATTCTTTGTTTACTCAATCAAAGTATAATATTCCATCAAAGGTGTTAATGCCGCAAACTGTTTGTCTGTGTAATAGTCAAAAGTATTAAATCCTTGTTTCCAGAATATTTGATAATAATGAAGTTTTTTAGACATAATTTGTTCCTTATTATTTGTTCTTTGAAAATTTTCTAATTTGTCAATCAAATATCCCCTCAACCTCCTCCATTTCCAATTCATACCATTTGTCTTTGCCAAAACAAACATCTTCTGCAGCACAGTCTCGCATACGGACATTATAGATTTTAGGCTCTGGTTTTTCTACATCTTCTACTTCTTCAACAGCTTTAACGCGAGGCACACGAGGCGCATGAGGTTGAGAAGTCAATAATCCTCCCAGCCATATAGACAGCCACACAACAGTTAAGCAAATTAAAAATATAAAAATTAGAAGACAGTTTTTGAGTATTTTATTCATATAAGCACAATATCAGACACCTTACCAGCAAAATCGCGCCAAACGCCATCAACGCCTTGGACGCGTTTAAGATCGTAAGTCATCTGACTACCGTTAAAATAAGGTTTTAGTTTATTCGTACGTATAGTTTTTTTCACGTCGTTAAAAGTTTTAAAACCCTCCCTCTGGTCGCTCTTATCACTCTTACCACTCTCTATATAGTAAGGTTTCCGCTTGGTTTCCGCACCGTTTCCGCACCGTTTCCGTATTTGTTTCCGCATTTTAACTCTTTTATCATAATCTATTATGGTTATAATAAGGCCATCTCGGGTTTTTTGTTTCCGTATTAGTTTCCACTCTTTTGTAAGGAAATTGAGTATTCTTAGCACTTTGTCCTCCGCACCTTTTTTGGGCAATCCAAACCATTCAGCAAATTTTTTACATTTAAGGAAAACTTGACCGCGTTTAAGAAAAACTGAATTCTCATTGTCGTAATCATCTTCAGTTCTTGCTAATATTATCAATTTTTCTAAAATCGTTGTAGCAAATTTATGACCACCGCAGTGATCTTTGATCTTAACAGGTATTGGCTGTCTCCAGCCCCATTGATCCCCCATAGAGATGTGAATGTATCACCAGACAATAAAAAAATCAGCTAAAGTACGAGCAGACTTAAATGTATTTAAAATTTAGTCTTTTTACAGACTGATTGAGCAGTCTGCCCGAACTTTAACTGATTAGATTACATACTCTAAATACATTTATTTAAGCTCACCCCCATTATACATCACCCCCAAAAAAAGTCAAGCTCACCAAATGCAAAAATTTTACGATATAAATAAAATTAAAAACAGTATTCTATTAGGCGATACATTAACAGAATTAAAAAAGCTCCCTAATGACACTATAGATACAGTTTGCACCTCTCCGCCTTATTGGGGCTTGCGTTCGTATTTAGATGATGACCACCCAGACAAGCCTAAAGAAATTGGACTAGAACCAACGATTGATGAGTTTTTAGTCAAGATGTCCGCTATTACAGGACAACTGAAACGAGTTTTAAAGCCAACAGGAGTGATGTTTTTCAATCATGGAGATTGTTATGGAGGTCAAAGATGGTCAAATAGTCCAGGAACAGGAATCTATGGAAATAAAAGATTTGTTGATGGAAATACAATCGCACCTAAAGGAAATGTACCAGCAAAATGTTTAGCATTACAAAACTACCGCTTAATAATTAAAATGATAGACGAGCAAGGATGGATTTTGAGAAATACTATAATTTGGAACAAACCAAACGGAATGCCATCATCAGTTAAAGATCGTTTCGCAAATAAATATGAACCAGTATTTATGTTGGTTAAAAATAAGAAGTATTGGTTTGATTTAGATGCTGTGAGAGTGCCGCATAAAACTAATGAACCAGTTAATTATACCCGACCATTAAAAAGCAAAAGTCGTTCTGCTACTATACAGCCAAGAAGCAAAACATCTTTAGTTAGTTATGGAATAGGCGGAAAAAACCCGGGCGACGTATGGAGAATACCAACCTACCCATTTTCAGACGCACATTTCGCAACATTTCCTCCTAAACTAATTGAACCGATGATAAAGGCAGGATGTCCAAAAGAAATATGTCAAAAATGCGGAGAGGCGAGGGTGAGGGTAACGGAAACGAATTATGAGCAAGCGGGGGGTAAAGGACGAGAAAAATATGATACTAAAAATCAAAGTGGTGGAATGGAGACTGGAAGTTGCAAACCTCAATCAATGAAACACGGCCGAGCAATGGAAGAACGAAAAAAGAAAAATCCTCAAAGAGATTTTTGCTGGAGATGGTCTAAAAAATTAAATGCAATTAGAAAAACAATCGGCTGGACTAAATGCCAATGCAAAAATCCAAAGTACGAAGCTGGAATTTGCCTTGATCCATTTATGGGTTCAGGCACAACAGCCCTAGTAGCTCGCAAGCTGGGCCGCCAATATCTTGGCATAGAACTTTCAGCCGAATATTTAAAAATAATCAAAAAACGCCTAGCCCAACAAACTCTATTCTAACCCGTCGAGGAAAGCTCCCTTACGAGCTTTTACAGACTTATGAGGGTGTCTCAACCCCGACATAGAAGACTAGTACGGGGAGGATAATTAGTCAATCTTATTATGAAAAATCTAAAAATAACCATACCAATAACTCCAATATCAATAAATAAATGCTGGCAAGGCAAGAGATACAAAACAGGGGATTATAAACAATGGAGAATAGACTTTAGTAGGTGCTGTAAGGCTATCAGAACAAACCTCGAGGACGAAATAGAGGTTGCGCTGTCTTTCTACCTCAAGCATTATAAAACTACTGATATAGACAATTTAATTAAACCAACGCTAGACGCTCTGCAAGATAAAGAAATAATCAAAGATGATAGATTTATAAAAAAAATAATAGCGGAAAAATTTAAAGTTAAAAATAAAAGAGATGAAAAAATAATAATAGAAATATAAAAAAATAACACACAAGGTCAATAGGGGGTATCCCCATGAGGGTATTGGCTTCTATCAGACTTAAATGAAATTAATGAACGCAGAAGAGAAATTATTAAAGTTCATGATCAAAACTGCAAATTGGCAAGGCAAGGCTGATCAGTATTTTGAACACTTAAAAACCTGTAATCAAGACATCATCAAGCGTCTGGATAAAATCAACGGCACTAATGAATCGCAGGAAAAAAAAATCGCAAAAAACAAAGCTAAGGTTGATTTTACAGTAAACAAAATAAAGGATTATAAAAACTTCGCGACAAAAGATGAAGTTTTACCGCTTAAAAGAATAATCTATGGCGTTATAACGCTAATTCTTTTAGGTTTTTTTGGTACTCTTTTGGCTTTTGTTTTCAAGCAAGCGAATTTTGAACTCGGCTTATGAAAAATTATGGTTTAAGGGTTCAATACCCACAACCACAAGACTATATTTTAGGCGGGGAATCTAAAGTAGAAAATAAGGTTTTGCAAGACAGTGGACAGTGGGACAAATATTTACCAACAGCCGAGTTCCAGAGCGGAGTATATTTTGACTCTATGGCATGTGTTACTTACTCTGCCTTAAATTGCTTAGAAATTCTACAGCATAGAATTTTAGGCTTTGAAAGTAATTGGTCTGATAGATACACGGCTAAAATGTCTGGCACAACCAAAAAAGGAAACTACTTAATTAAGGTAGGGGAGTCTATACGGAAAGACGGAATAGTAGAAGAAAAGCTGTATCCATATCCACGCTTGCAACGCAATCCAGTATTTGATTGGGAAGATTATTATAAAGAAATACCTAAAAAAATTATTGATAAAGGACATGAGTTTATTGAAGAAAATCTAGTGCAGCATGAATGGGTAGAGACTACAATGGGTGGCTTAATCGAGGGGCTAAAATACGCTCCTTTGCAAGTAACGGTTCACGCTTGGCAAAAACCAGTAAACGGCATTTATCAGAAAACTACTAAAGGATTAAATCACGCTGTAACGCTCTATGGTTATGAGCTTGGCAGAATGTGGAAGATATATGACCATTACGCACAGACTAATAAATTTCTAGCATGGGATTTTAATTTTGGCTTATGGGCTTTTAAATATTCTTTTGCTAGAAAAGAAAATATGTTTAAACAAGAGTTCAAAAAAAAGCATGATGCTAAATTAGTTTTCAATAATGAAACAGGGGAATGGGGTTATTTTTATGACAATAGCCTTATTGTACCGCAAACCAATAAAGAAAAAGCTAACATCTTGGCTCAATATTTAATACGCCGTGAAGGCGTTAATGTTGACCAAGACGCATGGCTTAAGTTATTATGATTAAAGGAATGCTAGAGTTTTTAAATGGGAAAAAAACAATAATTACAGGTTTGGTAATGGTTGCTTTGGGCTTGCTCCAAACAGACCAGACATTAATATTAGAAGGATTAGGTTTAATCTTTCTGCGTTTAGGTGTTAAAAATATTAAGTAACTGGCCTATGATATTAATTTTAGTTCTTTCAGTAATTTCGATTATATTAAGGATTAAATGGGCGATATATAATGGTTAGGCAAAAGTTAGGCAATATAATGAATTGTTAAGTTTTTTGGTTTTATTGGCTTGACAAAAAAATTAAACTGTGCTAGCCTAATAATATTCACCATTGCTAAAATGGGGTGGGCTTACCGAGCTGCCTTGCTCTTTCGAGAGCAAATTCCGATCCGTCGGAACTTGTCGTAGAAGTACGCGAGGAGCGTTGAAGTAAGAAAATTCTCTAACTAATAACATTGTAGATAGCCCCCTAATAGTAATATTAGGGGGTATTATTTTCATGGCAAAAAAACCAAAAACTGCTTTTATCAGAAAAGTCTATAAATACCGAATATATCCAAACAGTACTCAAAAAAAGATGATGGCACAGCATTTTGGCTGTGTTCGCTGGGTTTACAACTGGGCTAGGAAAAATAAAATAAGAGCTTATAAAGCACAAAATAAAGACCCTATAATGCTTAGAGCTAATCCAGAATTAGATCAAAAAGGCAGGGCGCATAAATACGAATTATCACGACAACTCACGCAGTTAAAAAAAAGACATGCCTTACAGTGGCTTAACGAAATTAATTCTCAATCACTTGTGGCGGCTATACATCATTTAGACTCTGGAATGCAACATTTTTTTAGGAGAGTGAAACAAGGCGGTGTCCCGGGCTTTCCAAGAAAGAAATATAAAGATGATAATAAATCAAGTTTTGAGTGTCCCCAACATACGACAGTTAATCAAAAAAAAGGTTTTATCAGCATACCAAAAATACCTTTTATTAAAACTAAAATTCATAGAAATTTTGAAGGCAAGACTAAAATGATAACAATTAGTAAGACAGCAAGCGGTAAATATTACGCCAGCGTGCTAGTAGAAGAAAAGGGGAGCTTGCCTAAAAAACCTAAACTTGATAAAAAGAAATTAAAATTAGTAAAAGTAAATCAAATGTTAAAACAACAATTCTTAGAAAATAAATTAAAGCGTTTAAAAGTTTTGCAAAGAAGATTAAGCCGCAAACAACACGGCGGGAAAAATTACGAAAAGGCAAGAATTAAATTAGCTAAACTGCATGAGCTAATTTCAAACCAGCGCGGTGATTTTCTGCATAATCAATCTAAAACCTTGATTAAAAAACACAAACATATTAAGATTAAAGAAGAAAAAATAGCGGAAAAAATTAAAAAAGAAAAACATAAGCAAAACAAAAGAAGGATATTAGACAGAGGAGCAGGGGAGTTTAAAAGGCAGTTGCAATATAAAGGTGAATGGTACGGGGCTAATGTTATTGTAGAGAAAAAGAAAAAACCAGACTGTCGTTGTGGTGGCTGTATTGATAACGCTCTTTTAGCGGCGGAAAGATGTATAATAGCAAAATCCGATCAAGGTGTTTTGGATAAAAAACCAAAACCTAAGTCTTAATATTTATGATTTGGCTTAAACAAGCGGAAAAGGACAATAAACCACTGCGACATGATGTTGTTTTCTGCGCTTGCTTTAGCTAAATTAGCTATCTACAATGTTATTGGTTAAGGGGATTATTAGACGCAGAAGAAACAGGAGATACCTTTAGAAGATCTACAATGTTATTGGTTAAGGGGATTATTAGACCTTTGTATTCTTTTTGATAGTATTGTTGATCTACAATGTTATTGGTTAAGAGAGTTGTTAGACAGAATTATCAGTAGTGCATTTTAAAACATCTACAATGCCATTGGTTAAGGGAATTGTTAGACTTCGCCTATCATTGTATCCCAGTAATGATCTACAATGTTATTGGTTGAGGGAGTTGTTAGACAGGGATAGGCTTATTTAAGCCAAAAAACTAACTTTGCTTAAAATAAGGCAATCGATACTTTTTCTATATTATTGGTTAGGAGGGTTGTTAGACAAAAAAGAAATGGCAAAAATTTATTAAGATCTACAATGTTATTGGTTGAGGGAGTTGTTAGACTTACGCATATTAATGACGGGGTAATATCATGACATAATATGTATGCTGTCATGACATGCATGTCATGTATATTCTTTCAACTTCTTTTTAGTGGTCTAATGCGAAGTTGAGTATTTGGCTTAAATTAAACAAATAATGCTCCCCTATTATGTCTTCTTACTTTTGCTTAAAATGCGGCACAGAAAATATCGATACGCCATATGGCGTGCCGCAAGGTTGTAATTGTCGTGAGTCTGCGATAAGAAAAAATCCAAAACCAGAAGATAAAACAAAAAAAACTCAAGACATAAAAAATTTATTTGATTTTTTAAATCTAAATAACAAATAATTTCTTGCGTTCTTCTTTTTTTTGTGCTATACTAAAATAATAATTAAAAATTAATAAAAAGGTGTGGTAACCTCTTTAAGAAGAAAAGTCTAAATCCTAATTGTAATTTGGGCAAAGAGGTAAATTACCACTATGCCCACTTAGGGCGAATAGCTTTCTCGCCTTTTTTGCCCAAATTACAGTTTAGGATTTTTTTGTTTAATTTTTATGACCGAACAAATAATTTGAACAAAAGAAATAATTAAAAAAAGGATAGTGAGCAAAAACATTGTTCACTCCCCTTTTATCCAAAACATGAACACTAAAAATAGAATTGATAATAGAAAAATGTTTAATGCTTCTTCAGCAAAAGGAAAAACTGAACAAATGGAAGACATTACATCATTTCTTAAAGGAATGGGTTTTAGAATAGACGAAAACGAAAAAACAAAACCTGCTGTTAAATTTTTAAACTTCTTAAAAAAAGAAAAGTTATCCACAGACTAATCCCCTGTTCTGGTTTTTTGACTTAAATGCTGGGGGTTGACAAGATTATATATATACTATATAATAGTATATATAACATAATATCAATTAACTATAAATATATGCTTTTCAAAGGTTCACCCGCAAAGGAGTTAAAAAAACGAAATAAGCTAATTATTAAGCTAATTAAAAAAGGTGTGCGAAAAGAGCAGATCGCTGTTAGGTTTGACATAGGCATTTCAAGAGTTTATCAAATTTGGAATAAGCGTTAAAAAAACATCAAACTCCCCCACCCCGAGAAAATCCCTTTTGCTGATACTATAAAAAAAAGAGTATAACGCATGTAACTAGGATGGGATTCGTGCTTAATGGATCGTTTTGCTGGTACCGGCAAAACGATCCGCCCTAGTTCCTTGGGGTGAAAGGGAGATTAGTAATATGAGATACAATAATACAAACAATGGCATTAGAGATAACCTTAAACAATAAACCATTAAAAAATAATTATAATAATTTTATGAGCAATAAAGATTTTGACAATTTACCAGAGCAACCCGTAGCAGTTAAGGGCGTGGAAAAACCAAAGCCAGCCAGAGAGTTTTTAGAGCCGTATTATAAAACATTAGGCGACGGGACTTTAGAATTGTTAGGCATTAAAACGGGCATTGCCGAGCTGGACAAAAAGACTTTAGGATTAGACGGGCTTATTGTGTTAGGCGGGATAGCGGGACAAGGCAAAACGAGTTTAGCTTTACAGCTTGCTTTTGACGCTTGCGAATTAGGCACGCCGACGATATTTTACAGCCTTGAAATGCCGAGACGGGCTATTTTTACCAAGATATTAAACCGATTAGCACAAGTGAAATACAGCGACATTTTGCTTAAAGGCAGACAGTATTTAGATGAGACAAGACAGGACAAAAACCCTTTAGGCGAGGCTACAGACTTTTACAAGTTGTTAAGCAAAGACCAAGCGAGCCAATTAAAACAAGCCAAAGAAAAGCTAACCAAAACAAGTGATAAGTTTTATTTGAGGACGAGAGAGAGCAAAGAGGCGGACATTAGTTTTGAGAGCGTAGAACGAGAAATAAACCTTATAAAAGCCGAGCATAAAGCTAATAAGGTTTTAGTAGTTATAGACCATTTACAAGTTTTTAACGCAGGTGACTACAAAGACCAAATAGATAAAGAGGGCAGGCTTATAACAGGCTTTAGGGGCATTAGCGAGCGGACAGGGGCGACCATAGTGTTAGTAAGCCAAAAGAACAAAGCGGGCTTTACCAGTAGGGGATTACAGACCATTAAGGGGAGCGCTGATGTAGTTATGTTTTTAGAGAGCGACGAGGAAAAGAAAAAAGACAACGGGGATTTAGAAGACAATATCATAGCAACAATCATAGCAACATTTGGCGAGCAGGTATTAAAAAAGATTGATTTAGTGATAGATAAAAACCGCTATAACGCACCCTGTAAAATAGAGCTGGACTTTAACGGCGAGTATAGCAGTTTTACCACGAGGCAATAAATAAAAAGGGCTGTTAGTTTAAGATTGATATATGTCAAAAGAAGATTAGTAAGTTAGTAAAAAAAATAAATCCGCCTTGCTATCAACAAGACGGAATAATACACCAGCGATTTGTGGTGCAATAAAAATAATAGATATTATTATTATATCACACTCACGCTGGACTGTCAATCTATGTACAAATTCGCGATTTCTTGGCGCAATGCCACAACTCCTCGATTAGTCGAAAAAGAGGACTCACCAGCCATAGTTCTAGGGCTGCTTGTAAGCATGTTAAGCTTAATGTGGCTCTTGAACGCGGCTTTCTAATATGTTCATCTACACAAAAAAAATAACGGAAGATGAGCTAAATTATTTTCTCGGCCAAATGCCAGAAAAACCTAAAACAGCTATTAAAGAAATGCGGAACGGCAATATAATAAGAACTGATTTTGCAAGCTTTAGGGCTAAAAAAATAAATCTATGACTTTTCAACTTAAAAATGTTTTTAGAACAACAACAGAAAAACAGCGTTATTGCCTGTATAAAATTATGCGTTCTCTAATTTTTGAATTTCCGGAACAAGAAAATAAAATTATTAAAGCGGCAAATAATATAGGCATACAGAATGGTTTTAAAACCGCCTATCATCTAATAAGAAAATGGAACAGTATAGTAACAGACGGACTCGCTGGGTATCTGCCTATTTGGCTGAAGTATGGAAAATTGGCAGGGGAGGAATTAAAAACACAAAAAAAATAACACCACTTCTGCCGAAGTGATGCTATCAAAGATGTTTCCATGGAGTGGGAAAATCAATAATTATTTTTATAGCACATTTTGGCATTAAGTGTCAAGTATAATGATTTTTTCATTAAATCAATTAGTGTCTGAAATGGAGTTTATCGATTTGCTAGACAGTCATGACTGCCATATTAGTCCAGAAGACAGTTGCGACTGCCAAACAGAAATAAATGAACGGGATTTTGACTGGCCGACTCCTTGCGACGGAGAAGATGCCAAGAAAAATTACAGTTCAGGATCAAAAACTTATGGCAAAGAACAAAAAAAGTGTTCAGAAATATTATAGGGACTTAAAAAAGGTAGTTCGTTTTTGGAAAAAAAGCGGACTAGAAATATTAGACGACTCCGAAGTTACACAGCTTGATGTGGAGGAAGGCATGCGTGGCATTCGAGAGTTAGAAAAACATAAATATGGCAAAAAAAAATACAAGTAAAAAAACTAAAAAAGAGCTTTCAACAAATGTAATTCCGCAAGAGTTCATCAAGCAGGCTATGATGATCTCGGATCAAACCAATCAACAAGCTAGACTGCCGCTTATTCGTTGCGATCATACGGGACAGTGGGGGGACGCTGGTAATTTCGTTATCTCGGATCCAGAAAAAAGAACAGAAAAAAACAGGCCAGTATATAATCCGCTAGGAGCTAATTTTAACGGACTGATTCTAAAAATCCGATCTTTGGTAACTTCCAAAGGCATAAAAGACGAGCCTGCTTATTACAGTTACGAACAACCCCGCAACCAGTCATTATTCGATTTATATCTAAACAATGACTTGATTGAAGAAAAACAAGACTATAAAGCCCTTAAAAGCAAATATCCTAATTTAATCTATAATGTTGTTCTTTATCTCTATCTAGCCGACAAGAGGCTGGCAAGACTGAAAATCAAATATCCATCAACCCAACAATTCTGGAAATATGAGCGAGAATTTACAGAAAACAAACAGCCTTTAATGTTCTTCTGGACAAAATTCTCTTCTGTAAAAGCCCCAGACGCGAGCCAGCAAATTCAATATTTTTTATTAATTTTTAAGAAATTGCAGATGGCAAAAGATTATAAAAAAGTTTTAGATCTAGCTATGGAAGTAGATAAAGAGCTTAAAGAATTGGCAGAAAGCAGAAAAATCCAAGCAACTCAATCTTCTGTGGAAGTATTGCCAAACGCGCCAGCCCTAGCAATACCACGAGTTGTTGATCCCGCGCCAGAAGTATATGTACCAGAATACAGTGAAGAAGATGCTATGGTCGAGGATACTGAACAGATGATTGATGATATATTTCCACCAGAAGAACCTAAAAAAAAGAAATCAGAAACAGCAAGACTTAAAGCAATGCGTACAGCTAAAGAAGAAGTAGAAAATAAAATTGCTAAATTAAAAAAACGCAAAGGTAAGAAATTAAAAGAATTGATAAAAAAGGATTTTGATAAAGTTAGTGAGGTCTATATGAATATTCTTAATCTGCCAGAGGACAGGCGAACAGATGAGGATCGACAATATATCGCGGATATAGACTCCGCGACTTTTTACGGATGGAAGGAATATCCTGTTATTTACAAGGATTATGTAAATAATCCGAGCCGTATATCTCTTTTAAAATAATGCCTTGTTACTGCTCTCCCATACAGGAGGGCAGAAAAGAAGGTGTTAAAAAAAACCCACAAGGACTAATTGAGGGTTGAAAAAGTCCAGATGTTACAAAATAATGGATATGTAAAATTATGGCGTAAAATCTTAAAAAGCGATATGTATCTTAGCTTAAATAGCAAACAGAGAGATGTTATGATACAGTGCCTACTTTTAGCAAATTACAAAAAAAAAGATTGGGAGTGGAAGGGTAAGATTTTTCGAGCAAAAAGAGGACAATTTATTACCTCTTTGGCCTCTTTGAAGAAGAATTGCGCTAGAGACGTTTCTACAAAAAATATCCGCACTGGACTCGAAAAATTAAAAAAGTGGCAATTTCTGGCAAGCAAATCGACAAAGACAGGAAGGCTAATAACCGTGTTAAAATGGGCAAAATATCAACGCAAGCCAAGAAAAGCGGCAAAGCAATCGGCAAACAGGCGGCAAACAGGCGGCAAACAGGCGGCAACTAACAAGAAGTATAAAGAATATAAAGAAGAGTACGGATTTTTTTTAAAAAAAAATAAAAACGACGACGACTACGACGAAAAACGGAAAGCTATCGACAAAGTTCACGAACAAATAAAGAAGAACAAAAAACTATGAAAAGCCAAAAATTAAAAACTAAATATTCCAAAACTCCGCGATCCGACAAAGAGAGAAAAGAGAGAGAAGAATTTTTTATGCGGAAGGTTGAAAAATTTAGAATAGGTAATTTAAAAAAATAAACTCTCTCTTGTTCGCTGTGAGCATGCGCAAGCTAGATGCCAACGGCTCTAGTGTAATATATTGGAGGGGCGCGCAGGTGAATGGCGACAAGAGGGATTTATGAGATATATGTTTATTTATAAAAAAGAAAACCAATTACCAATTAAAAGCTGGATATTAGAGGAAGATTATAATGCTGATGAGAAAATGGTTGAACAAGTAGAGAATTTAGCTAAATTACCATTTGCTTTTCAGCACGTTGCTTTACTTCCAGATGGACACGTCGGCTACGGCATGCCTATTGGCGGAATTATGGCAACTAAAAATGTAATTGTTCCGAATGCGGTTGGTGTAGATATTGGATGTGGAGTTTGTGCTGTCAAAACTTCTTTAACAGAAATTGATACAGAAATACTTAAAAAAATAATGGGAGAGATTAGGAAATTGATACCGCTTGGGTTTAAGAGGCATAAAGAAGGACAGGACATGGACTGGGAATTTGCAGGAGAGGGTGAAATACCTAAAATCTGCTTGCAAGAGTGGAGTAATGCAAGCAAATCTTTAGGCACTCTCGGCGGAGGCAATCATTTTATAGAAATTCAAAAAGGCGACGACGGACATATTTGGATTATGCTACATAGCGGAAGCAGGAATTTAGGATTTACTGTTGCCAATTTCTATAACAGATTAGCGGTAAAATTAAACCAAAAATGGCATAGTCAAGTGCCTAAAGAATGGGAATTAGCCTTTTTGCTAGTTGATAGTGAAGAAGGACAAAAATATATCGAAGAAATGCGATATTGTGTTGAATATGCTTTGGCTAATAGGGAGTTAATGATGGATAGAATTTTAGATATAATACGGGAAAAGATAGGTGGATTTGGTTATACTTGGGACAACATGATAAATATAGCCCATAACTACGCGGCTTTAGAAAACCATTTTGGTCAAAATGTCTGGGTGCATAGAAAAGGAGCAACACGAGCCAGAGAAGGGCAGTTGGGAATAATCCCAGGAAGTCAAGGAACAAATAGCTACATTGTAAGAGGCAAGGGCAACCCAGATAGTTTTGAGTCTTGCTCACATGGAGCAGGCAGAAAAATGGGACGAAAAGAAGCAAAATGTAATTTGAATTTAGAAGAAGAAATTAAAAAGTTAAAGGATAAAAATGTGATACACGGAATTAGAGGAATTAGAGACTTAGACGAGGCCCCTGGAGCGTATAAGGATATTAACACTGTAATCCAAAACCAAAAAGATTTAATTGATGTAGCGGTTATATTATATCCTTTAGCGGTAATTAAAGGATAAAATAAGATTTTTTTTGCTAAAAATAAAAAAACAGATGCTAGATCTGTTTTTTTATGTGATATATGTTAAAAGGACGATATTATTATTTGCCAGATTTAAAGAATTTCTCTAAAGCTCGTCGCGTGGTTTCAGGTATAGATATTCTTTGTTTGAAACTGTAAATTCGTAACTGTTCATAGACCTGTTTAGGAATGTTGACCGCTAAGCGGTATATGTCTTTTTTCATAGTTTTTGCCTTGACACTTAGCCCAGAATGCGCTAAGATACAAGTGTTAATTAGGTATTGTATCGATAATTATTTTGTTTTGATTGTGGGTGTCAATAATTAAGTATTCTTTAATATCGCTAAAAGTTTTTTTCATTTCTTCTTTTATTTTTTTAAGCGTGTTTTTGCTGTAAACACATATACCAGAAGAGGGAAAGATTGATTTAGATAATGTCTTTTCTTCGGAAGCAAAAATACTGTACTCCAGGTAGCCGACCATGCCGAAACAATTTTCAAATTCAAGCATTAGGACAAATCGTTTATATTTATAATGTTCTTTTTTTGCTCTTTCTATTTCGCTGTTTATTAGTTTTTGTTTTTTTGTCATTGTTTTTTAAGGTAGAAGTTGAGACGGGGTATTCGCCCCGCCCCAATTTCTACTTTTGTAGATAAAAAAATTCAGTGCTTTACATTTAAAAGCCTATTCTTCTAATCGATCCCATGCGGTCATAATGTGTATCATTTCGTAGCTGGCTGCGATCATCAAAACCATAATACTGATCATAATACCGATAACCGTAATAAGGATTGGCAGTAAAGCTTTTTTTGAGTTGCTTAATTGTCTGTGTTGGGCTCATAAGTAAATTAACGCCGTTAATATCATAATCGATTGATCCATAGTCGTCATCAAGGCTATGGGAAGACGCGATTAACGCGTTGTTCATTGCGTACATTTCAAAATCGCCCATTAAGTATATTTGTTTTTTGTCTGGATTGACATGTAGAGTTTTGCCGATCAGGTTATAGTTTTTAGCTTTTTGAACAATTTTAAGGTGGTTGAGTTTATTAGGAAACAGATATTTTTTATGATTATTGAAAAAGTCTAAACTATCACTCTCGGAAAGGTCATTGCTTTTTTTGGCGCAAAAGCCATTGTGTCCAAAAAACCAGCCATTATGTTGCCAGAGATGAATATTTTTAGCGGTTGTTGCGCCAGCAGTATTAGCTCGTAAATGAATAATTATATTATCTTTAGTTTTGATTATTTTATCTAATTTTTTTCTAATTTTTTTGTTCTTGATTTTTAGGAATTTCAACAAAACGCGGTCTTGGTCTTTGCTGTCATTGTTGTAGGCTAGTAACGCCAAGCCGTCATTGTTGTAATGTTTCCAGTGAATAATTTGGTTGATTATTTTATTTCTTGGTTTTTGTTTTAATTTTTGATTTGTTTTTTGGTTGATTGATATTATTCTACACATAGTTGTAATATTAATTAAAGGGTTTATTAATTTAAGTTTTGTCCTAATTCTTGTGCGATTGGTTCAACAGTTAGTTCATAATCGTATGTATTATCTGCATAAAAATATGGCTCGGATATATAGTCATAATGATCAGCGTTATTTAATGTAGTTGTTTTCTTCTTACAGAACATCTGCTTGGCATTATCGTTGTATGCTTTGACTAAGAACCCCAGAAACTTATTGACATTATCGATTTTATGCGAACAAGCAGAAAAAAACCTAAACTCTAGTGTTTCTATGGGATGATTGCGGAAAAACCTGTACTTTTCATATCTTTTAATTTCTTTGTGGGTGTTAATAATGTCTTGATATTTTCTGCAATAGGTGTTGTTTTGCAGTCTGTCTTGGACGCATAGACACAATTCACTTTCAGCATATTTTTGTAATTTCTGGATCAGCGTAAAATCAAGAATAAAGTTAGTGAGTTTATGTTTTTTTGGCTTGATGTGTACATGTAAGCCGCAAGTCTGATTAGACCGATAGACGTCTGAAGTGAACATTTTAAGTTTTTCCATCATGGCATTGAAAGTTTGAAAAATACCAAGATCGATTTCTTCGCCTCGCCAGTCATAGTTATGATCGATATTAACGCTACCATCCTCTTTTGGGTTTTCAATCCCTAGACGATCTAGGATGTTTTCATGAAACGAGCCCTCTAGCTCGAAGCCATAAGTGAATGAATTTTTGTTAATTAGCATAAGAATAAATGTAACTTACTATAATCATCTTAAATTTGGAAAGTGATTTTAGCAGTTACTTTTTTTTCACTGATTAGATTTGTCCATAAGTTTTTTGCAAAGTCGGCTAATGTTCGCACATATTTTTCAAAATCTATGTTATCCGCGTTACTCCACTCTTTAGCTGTAACATAAATTCCTTTGCTCGCGCCGACTGTCCGTAATATCGCAATATTATTTTCATTATTTTGGATTAAGCTTTTGCCGTAATCATCAAAGAGACTTAGGCACATAGAGTTAATTCTTGGTGTTATTACTTTTTTATAGTTTTCAGTTTCTTTGTAAAATTTAGCCGATTTCTGTGTGCCGTTGGTGGTGTGCCACATGGTTGATGTTTGTTTTTGATTTTTGCACAGTTTTTTGAAAAAACTTTCAAATTTAGGAGGAATTTTGATGTAAATATCTGTCTGCTCAAGGTTGCGTCTTATTTCTAATTCGATTTGACATTTTTTATTGTTTGGCATATTTTTTAGCCCTTGACTAAACCGCATAATTAGCGGTATAATCTAAGGGGCGGTTAGCATAGTTTTTGATTAGATAAAATATAATTTATTATTATATTCTAGGCTGATTGCCTCTTGTTTTAATTCCTTTTTAAGCTCGATTGCGTATTGAAGTATGGTTTGCATTGATCGTTTTACTTGTTTGGTGGTCGCAAATGACTCAACGATAGTGATATTTTCTACTATCAATCCCTTGTTAGCAGAAGTCCACGCGCCTTTGGCTTGGTAGCTGGTCGCGCCGCCAAATTGCTTGGAGAAAACAGATAATGTTTTTTTGACATATTTTTTAGTGCTGATTTTCTGGTTGATATCAAAGGTGCTAGGAATATATATCTTGATGTTGTGGCTAAGAGGAAACAGACCCTTTAGCTCTTTGATTTGTTTTTCTTGTTTCATGTTTTTTGTATCATCTATCACAGCCCGCAAGCCGTGATGATGATATATTAATTAGTGTGTGGGAACTGCTAAGCAGTGATAATCTCTAGTTAATAACTTATAGATTGATTTGCCAGCAGTTCCCTTGTCTTAATCTACTATTATAATAGCGCAATACAGCAATGTTGTCAAGTGTTAATGCAACAGCTCAATTAAGGCATATTCTAGCCTGTGGATAACTCCTTATTTTTTTTTGATAAAATAAAAATTAAAAAAGCTTGACAAGAAAAACAGGTGTGTTATAGTGCAATCAATGGACTAAGGAGGCATTTAAGACTTTTTTTTGCGACGCAGAAAATTGCTAAAAATGTCTCCTTTTATTTTTACAATTTGTAGGCGATCTGAAAATCCCTAAGCTTAGGTAATAAGTTTAGGGATTTTATTTTTGGAAAATGATTAAAAAAAAAAGACAAAACCAAGAAAAAAACTTAAAAAAATCTTGACTGAAAAACAAAAAAAGCTTTTAATTGAGATTAAAAAAAATCTCGGCAATGATAAAATTCAAACAAAAAAAACCGTTAAGCAAATGCTAAAAAACGCAGGATATAGCGAAAGTTCAGCAGCCCAACAGAGCACTATTTTTGCGCCGCTTTATGAAAAACCAGAAACAAGAGACATTGTCAAGCAGTTGGAAGAAAAAAGACAAATCGCGATAGACTGCCTATCGGAAATCAAGATCGCTGAAGAAGAAGGCAAGGACATTACAGCGATAATTGATAATCTGACTAAGAATATAGAGTTATTGAGCGGCAGAGCCACAACCCGAGAAGAGGGAAAACTAACAAAAGAGCAAATTGATGAAATTATCGAACGCCGAGCAAAATCAAATAATACAAGCAGGAAGGTATAGCTTAATAGATTTTTCTATAATAATGCAGAGAGAATACAAACCTAGCTGGCTACATGAGGAGATAGCAGACAAGCTCGAGGCAGTAGAGCAAGGAAAAATAAAGAGATTGATGTTGTTTGTGCCTCCTAGACACGGAAAAAGCCAACTAGCGAGCATTAATTTCCCAGCTTGGTATTTAGGAAGAAACCCAAGAAGAGAGATAATAATAGCAAGCTACAGCGGAGAATTGGCCACAGATTTTGGCGGGAAAACTAGGGAGCTGATAGCAGATCCTATCTATAGAGATATTTTTAGCAGAGTTGCCTTAAAAAAAGATGAGAAAGCAAAAGCAAAATGGCTTACAACGCAGAAAGGAAGCTATACAGCGGTAGGAGTAGGCGGAGCTATTACAGGCAGAGGAGCGGACATATTTTTGATTGATGATCCTCTTAAGAATGAAGAAGAAGCAGAGAGCGAGCTTATAAGAGCTAAAAGCTGGAATTGGTACAGATCTACAGCCTATACTCGACTTGAAAAAGACGCGGCTGTAATACTGATTATGACAAGATGGCATTTAGACGATTTAGCGGGCAGATTATTAGAGGAAGCTCGAGCAGGCGGTGACGAGTGGACTATTGTTAAATTCCCGGCCATAGCCTTAAGAGATGAGCAACATAGGCTCAAGGGCCAGGCATTATGGCCAGAAAAGTATGACTTAAAAGAGCTAGAAGCAAAAAAAAGAGTATCAGGGCCATATTATTGGTCATCACTATATCAGCAAGAGCCTATTTTAAGCGAAAATCAAGAGTTTTTAAAAAGCTGGTTTCAAAAAACTGCTTGGGAAGATGTAAAAAAACTTAAGACATATAATTATTTAACGATAGATACGGCAATAAGTGAAAAGGCAAGTGCTGACTATACTGGCATATGCCGTAACTTTATTCACGTAACAGAGGATAACCAGATATTCTGGCATTTGTCGGCCTACAGGATACGGATCAATCCTAAGGAATTAATAGAGTTGATTTTCA